CTGGTACGTGGGGGTTTAGCAGCGGGTCGTCCACAATTAATCTTCGCGTGTGGAGTTCATCTAACTGGGGTGAGGATCTTGTTATTAATCCTCGCGGTGAAGCTATTTATTATTGGGATGCAACAACAGGTCTTTCTTCTCCCGCAGTAAACATAACGTCTTTGGCTGGCTCATCAAACGCCCCATCATTAGCTAATTACATCTTTGTCTCTGACATATCCCGGTTCTTGTTTGCTTTTGGGTGTGACGATAGTGCTGGTGGCATTGGTTATTTAGATCCCATGCTTGTACGTTGGGCAGACCAAGAAAGCCTCACGATGTGGTTACCTGCTATTACGAATCAGTCAGGCAGTCTGCGCTTATCCCACGGCTCTGAAATCGTTACGTCAGTACAAACCCGTCAAGAAATTTTTACGCTCACTGATTCCGCTGCGTATTCCATTCAGTTTGTCGGAGCGCCTTATGTGTGGGGTGCTCAGTTGCTTGGCGATAATATCTCCATCATGAGTCCTAATGCGGCAGCTTTTGCCTCTGGTGCTGTGTATTGGATGGGTGTGGACAAGTTCTACGTCTATGACGGTCGCGTTCAAACGTTGCCTTGTGACTTGAGGCGCTATGTGTTCAGCGACATAAACCTCGTGCAGTCGTTACAGGTATTTGCAGGGACCAATGAAGGGTTCAATGAAGTCTGGTGGTTTTATTGCTCAGAAAATAGTGATACGGTTGATCGCTACGTGGTGTACAACTATCTTGAACGTGTTTGGTACTACGGCACGATGGCACGAACGGCGTGGTCTGATTCAGGCTTAAGAGACTATCCACAGTCTGCCGACTACAACGGGCGCATCTTAAATCAAGAGTTTGGTGTGGATGATGTTTCTACAGGCACTGCTGTAGCCATTGACGCTTATATTGAATCGGCTGAGTTTGACCTTGATGACGGCGACCGTTTTATGTACGTCTACCGTACAGTGCCTGATCTGACTTTTACGGGATCGACTGATGACTCAGCACCCGAAGTAACCTTTAGTATTTACCCCAAGCGTAGTTCTGGTTCACCTGCTGGCACCCCTGCGGCAGATACAGTTTCATCGGCTGACTACCCTGTGGATGAGTTTACGTCTCAAATCTATACACGCTTCCGTGCGCGTCAGGCATATCTCAAAGTACGTTCTAACAAAGTCGGTACAACATGGCAGCTTGGTGCACCAAGGATTGATATGAAACCTGACGGTCGTGCAACAGGAGGCGGCGCATGACTTATATTGTTACCACTGATTATGAAGTTGAAAGATTACCGCCACCCAACCTACCTCTTGCACCACTCCAATATGATTCGCGGTATCAAGAAGGACTTAACAACGTATTACGCCTGTACTTCAACCGACTCGACAATCTTTTGGCGAGACTTATGACAACGACACCAACTTTTCCGGTAACGTTTCCTGGTACTTATTTTGATGCGTTTGGTCGTCAACGCGTCAGTGAACCTTATACGCTCTTTGATAGCCAGAACCGATATGCAGCGGACAATCAATTCAGCGAGTCAACGGTTAACGGCGCATCAATAACGTACAGTTCTAGTCAAGCTGCGGTCCTTCTGGCAGCGGACACCACATCAGGCTCAAAGGCAATAAGGCAAACCTATCGAGTCTTTCCTTACCAACCTGGAAAAGGATTGCTGGTACTTGCGACCTTTGTCATGGCGGCAGCGCAGACAAACTTAAGACAGCGCGTTGGTTACTTTAACGCTGACAACGGTGTGTTCTTCCAAAAGAGCGGGTCAACCAATTCATTTGTTTTAAGGTCATCCGTAACAGGTACGGTATCTGATGCAAGGACTGTGAATCAAGCCGATTGGAATGGTGACAAACTTGATGGCACCGGTGAATCTGGATTTACCTTAGACACGACCAAAGCGCAGATTCTTTGGATGGACTTTGAGTGGCTTGGCGTTGGCTCAGTGCGATGCGGGTTCATCATCAATGGTCAATATATTGTTTGCCACACGTTCAATAATGCTAATGACATATCAAATGTCTACATGACCACGGCGATCCTACCTGTTAGGTATGAGATTGAAGCTACGGCTGCTATAGCTAGTGGTGCAACCATGAAACAGATTTGCTGCTCGGTGGTATCGGAGGGTGGGTTTGAACAGACATCTATTGACCATGTCGCTAGGCGTACAACAATTCTTGGGACTATTGGAACAACGTTTCTGCCGCTAGTTTCCATCAGGCTTGCTTCTGGTCGTACAGGTGCCGTGGTATTACCCAATCGCATTCAAGCACTTCCGACTACAAGCCAAAATTATGAAGTGGCTCTTGTTAAAAATCCGACACTAACAAGCGCTACATGGGCGGCAACAGTCCCTTCAGATTCCAACGTAGAGTTTGATGTTGCAGCTACGGCTATGACGGGCGGTACAATTGTTCAGACAGACTATGTCACGGCATCTGGATCAGGCGGCGTACAAAATACCAGCGCAGCCACGGGATACAACTGGGACTTACAACTTGGAGCCACGATTGCTGGGGTCAGTGATATTTACACGCTAGCCATTCGCACCGTGTCAGGGGCAACAACGGGAGACGCTGTTGGGTCCATTTCCTTTTATGACTTAACACAATAAAATACTGAAATGGCTTCATCACTCACCCCAGCCCAACAAGAAGCTTTAGCCAAACTGCAATCCTACCAACAGCAGCAAGGGTTGGAGAAGTATTTGGCTTCAAGGGCGCAGCAGTATGGTGCTACGCCTAAAGGTGCTGCTTCGGCTACGGGTTGGACTGCTGGTGAGGCACTTGAGAATCCGTTTGCTGGGCTAAAAGATTTTGGTAAGAAGTCGGTAGATGTTTACGGCACTGATGAAGAACTTAGTAATGTCGTAAGCCAAAGAGAAGAAGCCAAAACTGCATCTGACATCCTCAGAGAAAAGTTTGGTGAACAACTAGGCCACAAGTCCACATTTACTAAGGCTTACAAAAAAGACGATAAGGGTAAACCTGTTGAGGTTGATGTTAATTCGCTAACCCCTGAAGAACTATCGTCGGGTAATGTCATCCTGTATATGGGCGGTAAAACAGGGGGTAAAGAACGTGAGCGCATGGCGCAAGCCTACATCCCCCAGGGTGATAAATTAGTACCCGTTGGCGATCCTAGTTACTACAAAGGCGAGCACCCCGACGCTAAGAATGTAGCTACAGCGTTAAAGATTGCAGGTTTTGCTACGCTCCCCTTTGGGGGTATTGGTGGTTTATTGGGTGGTGCTGCGTCTGGTCTTACCACCACTTTAGCGGGTATGGGCCTTGGCTCTTTAGCTCCCGTTGCTGCAAACGCACTTACTTCTGGTGTTGTTAGTGGTGGCCTATCTAAAGCAATGGGCGGTAACTTCGGGCAAGGCTTTAAGCGTGGTGCTGTATCGGGCGCGGTCGGTTCGGGTATTAATCAGTTTGCCGGTGATATGTTTAAAGGTCTTGGCGAGTTTGGTACACCTGCTAAATCACTTGTTACATCGGGTATTACTTCAGGACTGCTGGGGCAGAAGTTTGATCTTGGGCAAGCAGTACAAAACGCTGCGATTAACTACGGAATGGGTAAGGCTGGTGAGATGTCTGGGTTAGATCCTAAACAACAAGCAGCCATGATGAAGTTTGCCAATTTTGCAATGCCGATGATTGCGGCGCGGCGCAAGCCGGGAGGACCATGATGAGTGAAGGGTTCATGTTTGATGACGTTAATCTTGGGGGTGATATTGATCTTGGGGGTGATACCCCAATAGATATTAGTTTTTTGGATCTAAACGACCCTGTTGGCTCTGGCTTTTTTGATGCTACTGGAAACTTAACCCCGCTTGGCACTACCAGTCTTTTGTCTGATCCTGAACTGCTTAGTCAGTTCAAAGTGGCGTTCCCGGAAGATGCAGCTATTTTAGATTCATTGCTTCAAGACCCAGAGACAAAAAAACTTTTACGGCAACAATCTACGGTACTTGGTGGTGAAAACGCAGTAGGTAATATCGGTCCGCAAGGGGACACTAACGTGCCGGGGCAGTCTGTGGATGCAACGGGGCTTAAGGGTTTAGCCGATAAAGTAGGCCAAGGCATTAAAGATCTTACAGGTATCTCAGGCACAGACGCTCTCAGATACGCTGCCATGATTGCTGCTGCAAAAATGGCTAAAGACGATGCTGAAGCAGCGCGTAAAGAAGCTCGTGGAGCAGCGTTCAAATCCAAAGCACCCGTTACTGCTACACGCCAAGCATACAAAGGTACAAAGTATGCAGCCCAAGGGGGCTTGATGTCGCTGGCGCAAGGTGGTAAAACCAGTCTACCTCCGCGCTATCTTAACGGGCACAGCGATGGCATGGCAGATAAAGTCCCTGCACAGATTGATAACCGCCGACCCGCTGCACTTTCTGATGGGGAGTTCGTGATCCCTGCCGACGTGGTTAGTCATTTGGGCAACGGCAACTCCAGTGCTGGCGCTAAACGTTTGTATGAAATGATGGATCGCATCCGCCACGCTCGTACCGGTAACCCAAAGCAAGGCAAACAGATCAACCCTGACAAGTTTCTTCCGAGGTAATTATGGTTACTAGAGCTGGCGATAAACGCGCAATTGAAGGCGATCCTCTTGAAAACATCAGAGCGGACGTTGAAGATGCAATTAACAGCGATGCGTCCGTACAAGAAAAAATACAGGTCTTGGCAAGCCTTGGCCTTGATGTGTCCACGATTAGTTCAGTGCTAGACGTACCTGAGCAGCAAGTTGCGGATGCACTCCCAGAGTTTAATACACTCCCAGCAACACCGCCAGTATCAGCACCAACGCAAACCAACGACGCTTCTGCTGATGACATTCGCCAGCTTTATAAAAGTATTTTTGGTAGGGATGCTGATGAAGCAGGACTTAAGTATTGGGATGAGACAGGGCTTGGCGCTAAAGACATCGAGAATGAATTTAGAAAATCTCAAGAGTTTGGCGAGACTAAAGATGCGTCTGCTGACCAAATCAGGCAGCTCTATAAAGATGTGCTTGGACGTGAAGCTGATGAAGCAGGGTTGAAATACTGGGATGAGACTGGCGCTAACCTGCAAGACATACGCAAGGAACTTGGAAAATCTCAAGAGTTTGGTGAGACTAAAGACGCATCCGCTGACCAGATTAAATCGCTGTATAAGGATATGTTTGGGCGCGAGGCTGACGAAGCAGGACTTAAGTATTGGGA